CTAGGCATAGCACAAAGCCCAGAGCAACAGATGATGAACATAGAGCAGCAACGTCTGCAACTTGATCAGCAGAAGATGCAGATGGATGCCTTGGAAAAAGCAGCTGATCTAGAAGTCAGAGCGCAAGAATCTGAAACAGCAGATAAGAAAGTTCAGCTAGACACGCTCATTGACCTGAGTAAACTTTCTCTGGAAGCTGACAGAGACGCAAAGAAATCTCTAGAGGCAGCTGGTAAACTCGCACTAGAATCTGAGAAAGCAGATACGCAGACACAGAAAGATGCTCTGGGTATGTTGGTAAATGCTGTTAAACAAGGCGGCGCAGGTCGATGAAAACTTTAGAAGAGAGAATAAAGAAACATGAAGGATATATGGTCAAACCCTATACTGACACGCTTGGCTTTCTTACAGGAGGTTATGGACATAAAATATTGCCCGGAGAAGAAATCCCAACGGATCAAGAAGGCTGGGAAAAACTTTTTCAAGAAGATTTACAAAAAGCTAAAGACGGTGCTGATAGACTTATCAAGAAGAATAAAATAGAAGATTTACCTTGCAAGGCAAAAGAAATTATTATAGAAATGGTATATCAGATGGGTGAATCAGGTGTATCTAAATTTAGAAAAATGTGGAAAGCTCTTAAACAAAATCCAAAAGACTACAGCGAAGCAGCTAATCAGATGATGGATTCTAGGTGGGCAAAGCAAACCTACAACAGAGCACGTAATCTTTCAGATGAAATGAGGTCACTTTCTAATGCCTCTTAAACCCGGTAAATCTTCCAAGACTATCTCAGCCAACATTAAAAAACTTAGAGAAGAGGGTTACCCGCAAAAACAAGCGGTGGCCATTGCCATGTCTAATTCTAAAAGAACAGCCAAGAGACAGTCAAAGAAAAAGAGAAGGGTCTCGCGTAGAAAATAAATTATATGGATATTTTTGACGAGATCAAACAATCTTTTAAGGCAGAACAAGAATCTCTAAAAGATTTCCTTGCAAAGGGCCAAGTAGAGGACTATAACCATTATAGACAGGTTGTAGGAACAATCTCAGGTATAGACTGGTCCTATAACAGGTTGACAGAGATTATTAACAAACGAATGGAGATAGACGAAGACGATGATTAATCCTTCACTTGCAGGGGCAATGCCTAATGATACGTGGATTACAGAAGATGAAGTATCTGATCCAGAAGTTTTACCAGAGCTTCCGGGTTATCACGTTCTGGTGCGCCCTGTCACTATTAAGGCAAAAACCAAAGGAGGAATTATTCTCCCAGAAAGAGCTAGAGATGATATCGCCTACCTCACCACGGTGGGGCGTGTACTCAAAGTTGGAACGCTTGCCTACGAAGACAAAGATAAGTTTCTTGCAGGACCGTGGTGTCGAGTTGGAGACTATGTTTGTTATCAAAAATTAAGCGGTACAAAGTTTGTCTACAAAGGCGTCAAACTTCTTATTCTCTTTGATGATCAAATTATAATGAAAGTAGATAACCCAGAAGACCTAGACACAACTCTTGTTTTAGGTGGGTAACTGTGTTATCTATATAATAATACTACTACATGCGTAATCTTAGTCGTCGCAAACTATGGAGCAGAAATAAATGTCAGAAGAAAAAGAAGCAGCGGTTGCTGAAGAACTAACTGAGTGGGGCGAAATTGACACTAGTCCTAGTCAAAAAGAAGAAGATAAAGTTGAATTTGAAGTAGAGGGCGCAGAATCAGAGTCAGAACCAGTTCCAGAGATAGAAGCTGCTCCAGAGCCTGAGAAAAAAGATATTCCAGAGCTAGACGGAATTGAAACCAAAGGCGCAGAGAAACGTATTCGTCAACTGGTTCAGCAGAAAAAAGAACAGGCTGAACTTCTTGCCAGAGCAGAGGCTGAAAAGCAAGCACTTATTCAGCAGTTGACAGAAAGAGACAAGTACACTGTAGAGGCTAGTAAGTCTAACACAGACACAAACGAGAAGCTTTTACAGCAGCAGATTGAAATGGCAAAGAAAGCATACCTTGATGCCTATGACCTAGGCGAAAAGGAAAAAATGCTAGAAGCCCAAGAGTTGATCAACAAAGGTCAAGTTGATCTGGCAACACTGAGTCAGCAGCGACAGGCTATTCAACAGTACGAGGCGCAGCTGTCACAGAGAGAACAACAGGTACAGGCGCAGCAGCAACAACAGGCTCAACCTGCACCACAACAGCAGCAGCAAGCAAATGAATATGATCCTCTTGCTGTTGAATGGAGTCAGAAGCCAGAAAACTCTTGGTTTAACAGAGATCAAATTATGACAGTGGCGGCTCTTACAATTGACGCCCAGTTAAAGTCAGAAGGTTATGATTCATCTACACCAGAGTTTTATCAGGAGGTAGACAAGAGAATAAAAGCGGAGTTCCCGCACAAGTTTAGTGAAGTTGCAGATTCACAACCTGCACAACAGGTGGTCGCTGGACAGTCGCGCAGTTCAACCACCGCATCTGCCAAAGGAAAGAAGGTTAAGCTTTCTCAGGAAGATGTAAGATTAGCACAGAAGTGGAACATACCACTGGAAAAGTATGCTGCTGAAAAGGCAAGAGCCGACAGAGCAGCAGGTGAGTATGTACCAGTAGGCTAGGCGCGTAACAAAACAAAGGAGCGTTTAAAGATGAGTAAAACAAGTAGCAGAGCAAGTCAAGCAAGGGAAGTTGAAACCAAGGAATACACATACACTGAACCTAACTTTTTAGATATTCCTGATCTTGTTGTAGACAGATTCACCAATGAAGACATGGTTCTCCGTTGGATACGCATCTCCGTTAAGGGTGATGATGACTACAAGAACGTAGGAAACAAAATGAGCCAAGGCTGGGTATTTGTAACACCGGAAGAAGTTCCTGAGATGTTACACTCTGCAACTGTTTTAGATACAGGTCGCTATCAAAATTGCGTTGTACGGGGGGATGTCGCTCTTGCCAAGATGCCCCGTGGCAAAGCAAAGGCCAGAAATGAGTATTATCAGGACAAGGCAAACGCCATGATGGATGCTGTAAACCAGCAATTGATGGCAGCTTCTGATTCTAGAATGCCCATTTCAAATAATAGCAAATCTAGTGTAACCAAGGGTAGAATGCCACAGTTCCAAAACTAATAGACTGCTGCTTATTCTACTCATCTTTAAAGGAAAGGAGATGGTAGTATGACTACTACAAAAGCCCTTAATGGTCTCACTCCTTCGCGTCGGTACTCTGGTGGTGCCAACACTCTGAAGACGAAAAACTACCGCATCAAATCAGCTGCGGCGGGTAGCATGTTCACGGGTGATCTGGTCCACGTAAGAGAAGGTTTTGTTTCTGTTGTTGGTAATGACAGCGGTGCTGCTGATCACCCCATTGGGGTTTTCATGGGGTGCTACTACGAAGAAGACGGTGAGCCAAAGTTCCGTAAACATTGGCCCACGGGAACTTCTGCCAGCAATGCCTACGCGATTGTAGCTGACGATCCCCACGCTACGTTTGAAATTCAGTGTGATGCCAGTTCTTCTGTTGGCGATATCATGGAGTTCAACTTTGAAGTGACCAGAGGTGCAGGTTCTACCTTCACTGGTCGTTCAGGGTTTGGTCTCGATGTTGCGTCCAGAACTTCTGGTGTGGCGGCTATGTTCCGTATTATTGATTTCGTTGACGAACCCGGCAATGACATTGATAATGCTTCGGAGCGTGCCTTCCCGATTGCTGAAGTTCAACTTATCCACCACCAGTTGACCCGTGTGTCATCTGGCGCGTAACCTGAAAGGAGCTTAGACAATGGCTATTAATAGAGCAAGTATTGCCAAGCAGCTTCTTCCGGGACTCAATGCCGTTTTTGGTATGGAGTATGGAGAAGTTGCTGACGAACACGCAGTACTTTTTGAAACGGAAAACTCGGATAGAGCTTTCGAGGAAGAAGTACTGTTCACTGGATTTGGTAAAGCCCCTGTCAAAGGCGAGGGCGCTGCCGTTCAGTACGACAACGCGCAAGAGAGCTTCACGGCTCGGTATACGCATGAAACCATCAGTCTTGCTTTCGCTGTTACGGAAGAGGCAATGGAAGACAACCTGTATGACACGTTTGCCAAGCTACGTGCCAAAGGGCTTGCCCGTTCCATGGCCAGCACCAAGCAGACTAAAGCTGCTGATGTTTTCAACAACGGTTTCAACACTGCCTTCACGGGTGGTGACGGACAACCGTTGTTCAGTGCAAGTCACCCCACGGTGGGTGATGGTTCCCAGAGCAACCTGATCGGCACTGCTGGTACGGTTGACCTCTCGGAAGCTGCGCTGGAAACTGCGCTCATCAGTATTCAGACGATGAAGGATGATCGGGGTATTCTGATCGGCTCCAATGCGGTATCGCTCCACATTGCGCCGGGAAACCAGTTCACGGCAGACCGTGTGCTGAACAGCCCGTATCAACCTAACACGGCTGATAACAACATCAACGCCATCAACAATCTTGGTATGATGCCGCAAGGTTACTATGTGAACAAGCGGTTCCAAGATGCAGATGCGTTCTTCATCAAAACTGACGTTCCCAACGGAACGAAAATGTTTGTAAGAGCGCCTCTTGCCACGAAGATGGAACCTGACTTTGACACGGGCAACCTCCGTTTCAAAGCCAGAGAGCGTTACAGCTTCGGCTTCTCGGACTGGAGATCGTTCTTCGGTTCACAGGGTGCCTAAAGCATTCTAAGGTGGAGGGGCTGTAAAAAGCTCCTCCACTATTTCTTTAACATAGTTGAATGGCACTTCGGGTGCTGGTCTAGGAAAGGACTGTTCAATATGCCTACACATTTTCCAAACGGAGTTTCCAATAGAACAAAGGGTCATCCCCTTTTTAATTACCCATATTTAGACCCTTCAAAGTACTACACGTACTTCGATGATTTCTTTGAGTACCACTCTGGTATCTACACCATCACCACCACTGAAGCTGGTTCTGGTAATGCCTCAGAGGCAATCACCTCTGGCGCAGGTGGTCAACTCCTGATCACCAACGATGATGCAGATAATGATCTGGACTTTTTCCAGCTGAAGGGTGAGTCTTTCAAGTGGGATTCTAGCAAGAGAATGTTCTTCTCTGCTAGGTTTAAAACCAATGACGCAACGCAGTCAGAAATTGTCATGGGTCTTCAGATCACTGATACGACTCCTCTTGATGTCACAGACGGTATCTTTTTCCTTAAAATTGATGGAGACACGCAACCTGATCTTATCATTGAGAAGGATAACAGTTCTAGCTTGAGCGTTGTAGAGATGGACGCAATGGAAGATGACACGTTTGTCACGCTTTCGTTTGAGTACGATCCGCTGGATGTTGCCACGGGTGGCGCTGTCTTCCGCGCTTATCAAGATAATGTACAGGTTGGTGAGATCACTGGCACTACCAATGCTCCTGATGATGAAGACCTGACGATCTCGTTTGGTATTCAAAATGGTGAAGCAGCTGCTAAGACCTTGACCATTGACTTTATTCTTGTAGCGGTGGAAAGATAACCCACTACCTTGGAAAGCTATAAGCATTGATCTATAATAGGGGAAGTATCTTACATGGGTCTTCCCCTATTTTTTTAGGAGATAATTGAATGAGCACTACCCTTAGAATAGCGCAGGTAGAGAGTGGTGGAGGAGGTAACGGTCTCTTTGTAGATACTATTACAAGCACCACCATATCTGATACTAGAATTAGACTGTACACCTACGCTGTCACCGCTGCCTCTGAACTGGTGATTGGAGACAGTGCAGGACCTGTTATTAAACAACCAGTCCTTTCAACTAACACAGGTGACAACGTATACATTGGAGATGATGGTGTCAGATGTAATGGTAATGTATCTCTGGCGGGTGCAAGCAACGCTGGTAAAGTATACATTTACTATGGCTAACGCTGATGAACTATATCACACTTGTCAGTGCAGTAATAGCAGCTTCGGAGAATGATGGACCTGAGTTTGTAGGTGCTCTGCCTGACATGGTGCAGAGAGCACAAGACCGTATGATGAATGATCTAGATGATCAGGGTCTTGTATCTTACTCCAGTGTAGCAGTCTCTGCTGGCACAGCTGAAGTCTCTGTACCCTCTGGTGGAGAGATTATCAAGACCTTTGCCATAGAGGCAGGTGGAACAAAGACACAGCTTAGAATTAGACCCTACGAGTATCTTATAGATTACTGGCCTGTCTCTGCATCTACTGGCACACCCAGATACTATGGGTTTAAAACCAATACACAGATTCGTGTGGCACCTACACCTTCTGCCACCATAGACTCTGAGATTGGGTTCATTGCAGAAATCTCTGCTATCACAAGTGATAACCCAACTAATTACTTCACAGCCAATTGTGAAAATGCACTCTTCTTTGCTACAATGGTAGAAGCTTCTATGTTTATGAAAAGCTTTAACACTGTTCAGTACTTTCAACAAGAGTATACCACTGAGGTAGACAGGCTGAGAAACAGGGCAAGAAGAAGCAGACAAGATGATATGCAACCAAACACAAGTCCTGCTGGAGGACCTAATACACTTGTTCAAGGGAGCAATTAGATGAAAAGTAAACCAATGGAAAAAGAAAAAGACTACACGGTGGAAGACAAAAATCCTCCGGTAGATACTAAAAAGTTAAATGAAATTGTAGGTAGAGCCACAGGACAAGGCTATGGCGCAGCTAGAAAAGGACCAACTGTTGTCTAATAAAGAATGTAAGAATCCTAACTGTGGGCATGAAAAGTGTGAAAACTGTTCTTGCTCTGAACCCTGCACTGCTGAAACCTGTGATTGTGTAAATGCTACAGAAGAGTGAGTACATAAAACATGGACATGAATTTGATGCAAGCAATATCAGATTATGGTCTAGCCATTGTAGGATGCGTAGGGGCTGGCGTTGCTGCGTGGAAGCTTCTTCACTTTCTATTAAAGGACGTAATAGCCAGTCTTAAAAAACAGGATAGTATTATTGTAGACCTAATCGATAAAACTACCAGACTAGAAATTATGATACAAAGAATGGATTCAAAGTTAGACACTCTTATAAGTAAACGCTCCAAACCTTTACTCAAAGGTGACAGAGCCAAGATAGAGGAAGATGAATAATGTCAGATAAAAAGAAGAAGAAGAAGATTGCTCCAAGACCTAAAGAGAAACCTGATAAACCTGATATTCACGATGAAGGTAGTTATACCACTGGTCTTAGAGTTGAAGTTAAAAAAGGTGGCCCTCTTAAATATGCCGTAGGTGGCTCTCTCAGTGTATCTGCTGATAAACCAGCGTGGATGCGTAACAGGTAAGGAACTGATATGGCAGTTGCAACTACATCAAACTTTGATACTACCTTTTTTATAGACGAGGTAATAGAAGAAGCATTTGCCATGATAGGTGGAGAACCAGAACTAGGTAATGACGGTATCTCTGCCAGACGTTCTCTTAATCTTCTTCTCACTGACTGGCAGAACAGAGGTGTTCTTCTCTGGGGTACAGACCTTGCATCTACTACACTTAGTACAAATACAGCAGAGTATACACTAGATAGTGACACAGTGGATGTTCTCAACGGGTATGTCAGAAGATCATCTAACTCTAACGACTTTCAGTTGACCCGAATTGCCTACGAAGAATATGAGGCTATCACAGATAAAACAACATCAGGAAGACCTACACAGTTTGCCACGCTCAAGGGCAGAGATGCAATGAAGGCATACTTCTTTCCGGTGCCTGACTCCACAGATACCTACACTTTTAGACATTACAGAATGAAGCGTCTTAAAGACGTTAATAAGAGTGCACTAGAAAATGCAGATGTACCTTTCAGATTTCTTCCTTGCCTTACAGCAGGTCTGGCCTACTATCTTAGTTTTAAAAGACCAAATGTTCCCTCAGAACGTGTTACTATGCTACAGGCTAACTACGAAAAACTACTTGAGAATGCAATGGAAGCAGATAAAGAACGTGTTAGCCTGTTTATCACCCCACGATTAGGAGTTGTTTAGATGGCTATCAATAGATCAAGCACAGCAAAACAATTAAAAGGTAACAGAAAAAAATTAGATAAAGCTCCCCCTTACGGTAAAATTACAAAAGCTGACTTTGCTGCGCTGAGAAAAACAAAAGGAAAACGTAATGGGTAAACTCTGTCCCAGAGGTAAAGCAGCTGCCAAGCGTAAGTTTGATGTATATCCATCAGCTTACGCTAATATGTATGCCTCTGCTGTTTGTTCTGGTAAAGTTACCCCCGGTGGTAAGAAGAAAAAGAAGAAGGCAACGGCAAAGAAAACAGGAGGTGGTCTTAGAAAGTGGGTAGACGAAAAATGGGTAGACATAGGCGCTCCCAAGAAAGATGGTAAGTTTCAACCCTGTGGTAGAAAATCTGCCAAGGGTTCTAAAAGAAAGTATCCCAAGTGCGTTCCGCTGGCCAAGGCAAAACGTATGACAGCTGGGCAGAAGAAATCTGCTGTTCAAAGAAAAAGAGCAGTCAAGCAAGGTGTAGGTGGTAAACCTACCAATGTTAAAACTTTTGCAAAGAAGAAGAGCTAATGGCTGAGAAGAAGAAGAGAAAGTCCACTGGTAAAGGAATGAAGGGTCACACCATCAAAGGTGGACACAAGCGTCCCACCAAAGCTGGTGCTGGTATGACAAAGAAGGGAGTGGCAAAGTACCGTAGAGAGAACCCCGGTAGTAAGCTTAAAACAGCTGTAACTGAATCTAAACCCACTGGTAAAAGAGCAGCAAGGCGTAAGAGCTACTGTGCACGTAGCGCAGGGCAAATGAAGAAGTTTCCCAAAGCTGCAAAGAATCCTAACTCAAGACTTAGGCAAGCCAGAAGAAGATGGAAGTGCTAGACAGTGGTAGGTAAGAAAGCATTCTTTATCAGTGACAGATCAGGGTTTCGGTTTCCGCTTGACCAGAGAGTGAGGGAACCCGGAACTAATCTTATTGTTGCTAAGTCAGAGAGCGATGGTATTTTTAATCTTGTAACCAACCCACAAAATAAGGTACAATTCCCAGTAGATAAACAGTTTATCAGAGATGCAAGACCACCTGATAATGCAGAGAGAAACATTACTTGGAATGCTGCCACCACAAAGTGGGAAGACGAGACAAGCAAATGGAATTTTATATAAGGTAGATTAATATGACCGGAGATTTAACAGGCTCAATTATTGCCAATACATATAAAGACCTGCTAAAGATAGACGCAGCTACCTCTAACAATGGTCTTACAGGAGCTTTAAGAACTGTTCAAGACGGTGGTGGCACAGCTGGTCCTCTACAACTTAGCACGGCACAGTTAAACGTCACAGGTCAGTTTGCCATAGGCGGTACAGTACTCACTGCCACGGTGTCTCAGCTAAATGACATTGCTGCAACAGCTTTTGAAACGCTTACAGATGCTAATCAAACTATTTTGCTCACAGAGGGTGGTACTTCTGTTAGTTCAGTCACCACCAGCGGTACTATTAAAGTTAATCCTGATCTTAGCATCTCCTCTATCACAGCTTCTATTGGTAGCTTTACCACCTCTGTCAGCGCAACTAACTTTGTAGCTGCCACGGGTAGTTTTACCACAAAGGTATCAGGTGTAGCAGCAGAGTTCTCTGGTAATGTATCTGCTAACAATGTATACGCTGCTACCAATGTATTTGTAGGAGGCACCGCTGTTCCTAGTGCAGCTGCTATTACTTCTATTAATAATGCTCATACCTCTACTAACAATGCTCTTGTAGCTGCATCTGCTGCATTGGCAACTAGCATAGCCACAGCTAATACAAGAATTACCTCTGTCAGTGATTTTGCAGTGGCACTTTCAGCTACTCTAGCCACTAGTATTGCCAACGTATCTTCTACAATGGCCACCAGCATTAACACTGCCAATGCAAGAATAACATCTGTCAGTGACTTTGCAGTAGCTCTGTCAGGTACATTAGCCACATCTATCGGAACTGCTAATACCAGAATAACATCTGTTAGTGATTTTGCGGTGGCTCTCTCAGGTACGCTGGCTACATCCATAGGAACTGCTAACACCAGAATAACATCTGTTAGTGACTTTGCTGTTGCTCTCTCCGCTACACTAGCTGCCAGTATTGGCAATCAGCTGCCAAAGGCAGGTGGTGCTATGACAGGTGTTCTCAGTGCCACAGATGTATATGTCAGTGCTCTGGCAGTGGGTACAAACTCTCTTCTTGGTAAAGACATACACATAGAGAAATCAGCTGTTGCTGATATACAGGCACTTACAGATGGAACAAACATATCAGTTGATCTAAATGCAGGACAAAACTTTACTGTAACACTAGCAGGTAATAGAACACTTGATAATCCTACTAATTGTGTTGCGGGACAAGTCGGTAGTATATTTGTTGTACAAGATGGCACAGGATCAAGAACACTTGCTTATGGAACTTCTTGGGACTTTCCTGCTGGAGAAGCACCTGTGCTTTCCACAGACGCAGCAGCAGTTGATAGGATTGATTATATAGTGCATACATCTACAGATGTTCATGCAGTGCTAACAAAGGCGTATTCATAGATGGTATTTAATAATAGTATTCTTTTAGGCGCAGCAGGTCAGGGTGGAGCACCTACATTTGATCCAACTACAATTGGTAATTCAGTGTGGTTAAACGGCTCTGATGAAGACATCAACCGTACAGGATTTACTTTATCATCAGATGGTCAAAAAGAATTTATTATCTCAATGTGGGTAAATTTTAATGAATTTAGCACAGCGCAACAATTATTTATTCTTGGCAATGCAACGGGTATTGCATCTTTTAATGATATGACGCAATGCACTTTTAATGCTAATAACACAATTGGGTTTTCTGTTGCAACTGGTGGCAGTAGTGGTGGAGGAATTACAACAACTAGAGTATTCAGAGACACAGGTTGGTATCACCTGCTTTTCACATTTAACTCAAATACTTCAGTTTTACCTACTGCATCTCGCATACAATTATATGTTAATGGTGAATTGCAAACAGGTTCTCTCACAGCAGTTCCAGATAACCAAGATGTAAGAGGTTCTTTAACTGGAAATGCTGATCTAAGATTTGGTAGAAATACCCATCCATCTTTAGGCTATTTTTACAAGGGGTACTATGGACAAGTATGCTATTTAGAAGGTAAATCTATTCAAGCTGGTGATTTTGCAGTTAGTGATTTCCTAGATACGTTTACGATGGGAACTAACGGTTCGCAGTTTATACCAAAGAAAAATAGTGAAATTGCTGCACTAGCTACGTCTGCTGGTGGTAATAGTGCTTGTTTAGATTTTGCCAATAGCTCTGATCTTGGTAATGATATTAGTGATAATAATAAAGACTTTACTGCTACTAATATGGCATCAGCTAATCAATCGACTAACACACCTAGCAAAACCTATTCAACATTTAATCCATTAGCTCATGCTGACAATAGCTATCCGGGTACTTTTACATTGTCAGAAGGCAATCAAAAAAATGTAATAAATAGTTCTAATACGTCAGTGAAAACTACAGTGCCATTTTTGATGAGTGGTAGTAATATTATTAGAGCGCAATTTACTTTCAGCACAATTGGAGATGGTGGTTGCGGTATTACAGGTAGTAGCCATACCTCTGGAACTTATCACACTGCTGCTAACTCTGTTGCTGGTAGAGGTGAGGTAGGATTGTCCAGTAGCGGTGCGTTAGTAATTGATGGCAATTTTAACAACACTTATACTAGCGCACTAAGCAATGGTGATGTTGTTGATGTTATTGTTAATTTAGATGTAGGTGCAGTTTACTTTGCTGTAAATGGTTCTCTGCTAGGCGGTGCAACTCAAGCAGAAATTCAAGCAGGGACAACAACTAATGCTGCACTAGTAAGTAGTTTTGTAAGGCGTACTGCTGGTGAAGTGTTCAATTTTTACGCTTATCAACACAACCCAACTTCTTCAACGGTAGAATATAACAGTGGGCAAAAATCCTTTACGCATAGTTACTCAACTATTACAAGTTTAAAAAGTTTGAATACTGCTGATCTACCAGCACCAGACTATCAAGGAATAGATTACTTTGATGCCACTCTCTACGAAGGTAATGGCACTGGTCAAAGAGTAGGTGATTTTGTTCCGTTCACTGATGCTTATAATGTAAGCAACAGTGTAATTTTTAACGATGATGACACTGCTTTTCTTCAAAGAACGCCCAGTGGTGCTGGAAATAGAAAAAAGTTTACACTATCTACATGGTTTAAAAGAGCAAATATTACTGGAGCAACTCAATATATTTTTCACTGTCAGAACTCCGGCAATAATAATTTTTTTAGTGTAAACTTTAATAGCTCTGATCAGATAGCAGCTGGTGGTGAAATAAGCGGTGGTGCAACAGGCGCAACAATCACAACTAATAGAGCCTTTAAAGACACAAGTCAGTGGTATCATTTAGTAGTAAGGGTTGACAATGCAAATTCCACAGAAGCGAACAGACTTAGAATATACATAAATGGTGTAGAACAATCTCTTGCTTCAGCATCATACAGAGCCACCACTGAAGATTGGTTATGGAACGCTGCCAGTGAGTTGCACACTATTGCAAGAGGTCAAGGCGGTGGTAGTCCCAGTGGAACTAGTTCTGATTTTTATCTCGCACAAACGGTGCAGATAGACAATGATACTCTTGGTCCAGATAGTTTTGGTCAATTAGATACATCAACAAATCGCTGGATACCTAAAGATGTTTCGGGTCTTACATTTGGAACCAATGGTTTCTATCTTGACATGGCAATTGCTCCGGGCACTGGAAATGGTGCAGGTAATGATGTTAGCGGTAACAATAATGATTTTACTGAAAGCGGTTTAGCTGCTGGCGATAAAAATACAGACACACCTTCTAAGAACTTTGCTATAATGGATTTTTACCATCCAGATTCTTCAACAGCAACCACACTTTCAGAAGGTAATTTAAAAGTTTCTATGGGTACTGCTGCTGGAGATGGCGCAAGAGGAACATTATCATACAACGGTAAAATGTATTGGGAAGTGGAGCTTGACGCTATTTCTACAAATTCTGGTTCAGATATCGGAATTGCGACAAGAAACCATAATCTTGCGCTAACATCTAATGATGCTTCAAACACAAATGCTTTTCTTGGTGTAAGTTCGTTTGATAGCAATTTAAAAGGATTTTTTGCTGGTGCCGCTCTTGATACTTCTTATGGCGGTCTTGGAAACAATTTTGGCACTGCTGGAAAATACTTGATGTTTGCAATAGATACTGATGCTGGTAAATTTTGGGCTGGATATGACGGTACTTGGTTTGGTTCTGGTAATCCTGCCGCTGGAACAAATGATTCTGGGCAAGATATATCTTTATATGATACATGGTTTCCAGCAATTAGTCGTATAGGAAGTGCAGGTTCTGGAGCTTTTATCTTTAATTTTGGACAACGCTCTTTTGCACACACACCACCAACAGGTTTTTCTAATCTTAACCAAGATAACCTAGACGACACTGCATCCAAGATCACAGCTTGGGCATGGATCAAGAATAGAGATGCTACTGACTCTCATATCTTAGTAGATAGAGTAAGAGGTGTTGGAGAAGTTATGCACTCTAATGAAACTGCTGCTGAAGCTACTGAACCTAATACCGTACAGAGATTTTTACAAAGAGGTGTACAGGTTGGTAATGACGTACAGGTAAACACTGCTAATGAAAGTTATGTTCTTTGGCAGTGGTTACTAGGAGATAGTGCTACTACTGGATCAAGTATTACTGCTGGTTCTCCTAGCTTAACAACAACAGGTATAGTTGCAGATGCAGATCATTTTTCAATATTGTCTTACACAGGTAATGCAACTGGTGGCGCTACAATTGCTCATGGAATGTCAGCAGCACCCGAAATGATTATAATTAAAGAACGAGATAATGCAAATGGATGGATAGTAGGTAGTGATGTTGTGGGGTATACTAAAATACTACGTCTAGACACTACTGACGCAGCTACAACTGATTCTGGAGCTTTTAATGATACAGCACCTTCTGCTACGCTTATCACACTAGGAAGTAATAACGGAACGAACAGGTCTAGTGGTCAAATGATTTGTTATGCATTTAGATCAGTTCCTGATGTTTGTAAAGTAGGAAGTTATATACCAAATAATACAACAGACGGGCCTTATGTAAGTCTAGGATTTACTCCTGCATATCTCCTAATCAAGTGTACTGCAACAACTAACCCATGGATTGTGTTTGACAATACAAGAGGGCCTGACAATCCAGTAACAAAATATCTTTTACCTAGTAGTACTGCAGCAGAGGCTTCATCTGGGCGAGACATTGATTTTGTAAGCGATGGGTTTAAAATTCGGGAAGATGATTCAGATATCAATGGTGGAACATCAAATACATATATCTATATGGCTATAGCAGATTTAGGTGGTAATGGTACTCTACCTCCTATATATGGTAGATAACTCAAGAAAGGAAACTAAACTATGTGGGCAAGAATTATGGGCAATCAGTTGGTAGACATTATTCACCAACCAAAAGCCATGACAATTAATAATGTGCAATATCCTAAGTCTATCTTTGGTTTAGCTTGGACAAATGAAGAGCGTAAAGCCATTGGCATTGTACCTTATGAGTATGAAGGTAGTAGAGTAGAGAATATGTTTTATACTTCTTCTGAGTCTGCTCCTGTTGTTAAAGCTGATAAGGTTGTTGTTACCAGAACAAACACTGCCAGAGACATAGATGATATTAAAGCTACAATGAAGAAGCATGTCTCTGATGTACTGAGTGGCTATCTAGCACAAACTGATTGGATTGTTATCAGGGAACAGGACAACGGCACTGCAAAGCCAGCAGACCTTGCAAAGTGGCGTACAGACCTAAGAGCAAAAGCCGCCGCACTAGAGACTGCTATTGATGATAAGTCAGATGTTGCAGGTCTTGAAGCTATGACAGTGTTTACAGAAGAGATGCGAGATGCTGGTAAGACAGCTTCAGAGTTTAATGACTGGCCTGTTAATCCTAGAGAAAGTGCTGTATAATAAATGAAACTATTAGCTGTCCTTACTCTTGTTGCTTGTTTTACAATACTGCCCAGTTGTGTCACAGCAGAAGAAATTTGGAAGAAAGGTGATAAAGTAGCAGCGTTCTTTATCTGTAAAGACGAAGAAGATATAATGGACCTTGCTCTTGCTGATTCTAAAGGTAAGCAAAAATTTTCAGAGTTGATAATAAAAAAACAACTTACCAGAGGCTGTATTCCTCTTAGACCACCAGCACTATTTATTGTTGATGATGTAATTGGAAATTATAAAGATTACAAAGGTAAAGAAACTTCAATAATGAAGATAGTATCACCTAAAAATAATTCATTAACAGGTTACATAGTAGCAGAAGGAATACCGGGAGAGGACAGAGGAATTTAGTAATGCCTGATTTAACTGATGTAGAAATAGGAAAGATGCTTCAAGCAGTTGATCAACTTAGTAAAGAAGTTGACAGATTAACTGTGCGTCTTGATCAAATGGAAAGTCAGTTAGACAAAGGTAAAGGTGTTCTGGTGGGGTTCTTTCTTGTAGCATCTGGCCTAGGAGCAGCTGCCTCCACCGTTGTACAAAAGTTTCTTAGCACGTAAAGGATAAATAGTATGTCTACTTTTACATCTAGAATTAGATTAGAGAAGCAAGCAGATGGGGCTAACCCTAACTCTTGGGGGTTAATCTTAAATCAGAATGTCATTGACCTTGTTGATGATGCAATTGCTGCTTATACCACAGTTACTGTTTCTGCTGCTGATGTAACTCTTACAACTGAAAACGGAGCATCTGATCAAGCTAGAAGTGCCTTCATAGAACTTACAGGAACTCTTACATCTAGCCATGATATTATCCTACCTGCTCAATCAAAAAGTTATTTTATCAGAAATAAATCTGTACCATCACCTACATCTAACACCATAACTATTAAAACTCTTGCAGGTTCTGGAGCAACTGTAGGAACCAGTGCAAATGGTTTCTTTATCTGTGATGGTGTCTCTGTTCATCAAACCAATGCGGTTGGTCTAGGACTAGGAACAGCTGCTAATTTAGACTTTGGAACTGCAGATGCAAATCTTGTTCCCGTCTCCACTGCAGATATTAGATATGTCAGAGCATCTGTTGCTAGTTCAATCACAGCTGCTAAAACTTTTACAGCCCCTGTCATAGGTAATGTAACTTCTCTTACAGATGCTGCTTCTATTGCAATTGACATGGGAGTTGGTAATGCCTTTGCAATTACACTTGCAGGCAATAGAACACTCTCAGCACCTACCAATGTAACGCCGGGACAAACAGGATATATCTATGTGGTGCAAGACGGCACAGGTTCTAGAACACTTGCATTTAACAGTGCTTATATCTTTGTAAGCGGCACAGCACCTACCATGAGCACAGATGCTAATGCTATTGATCTACTGGTATACAATGCAAAAACAACAACTGCTATCACAGCTGTAGTTGTCAAAGCACTGGCAACTGCTACCTAGGAGTCATAAGTGTCTACACTTTCTCAGACAAAAGCTCTTAATTTTAGACCGGGCATTCACCGGGAATCTACGCAATATGCGGAAGAGGGTTCTTGGTATGATGGCAACCGGGTAAGGTTCAGAGACAAGAGGCCAGAGAATATCAGAGGGTATGAAACTAAAACTTCTGGTAGTTTGCTAGGCACTGGGAGAGACTTGCTTACATGGCAGGACAATATCACACAGAAGCAGATGGCCATAGGTACAGAGAAAGCACTGTATATCTATAACAATGGAGGTGTCTTTAATATTACACCTGTCAGAGCCAGTGTATCTCTGACCAATGCTTTTGGTACACAAACTGACTCTGTAAGAGTGTGTGTATCTGACACTGCTCATGGACTGGCCTCTGGTGACTTTGCAGTGTTTACATCTTCCTCTGTTGCCACAGACTTTTCTTTTAATAGTATGTTTGAAGTCAGTGTCATAGGCACAAACTCTTATGCCTTTGATGCCTCTACATCAGCTGCTTCTAACCAGAGCGCAGCAGGTCACGCCACTGCTCACTATCTGATCAGGAGCGGTGCCTCTGTGGGTATCACAGGCACAGGCTACGGTGCATCTGATTACAATGCAGAGACATTTACCTCTGTGGTTCTGACCAGTGTGATAAACGTGGTGGCAGCTACAGTTGCTGTAAGTATCAATAGCACTGGCCATGGACTAGAGATAAATGACTTTGTGTACTTTACCACTGCTACAACAGTTGGAGGTAATATACTACTGACAGATTCTACATTTGGTGGTCCTATATTTAAGGTGGTATCTGCACAGGATGCAAATAACTTTACAATCAACTCTCTGGTAAATGCAGCGGCAACCAGTGCAGGAGCAGGTTTAGCCACCGCACAGTTTCTTGTATCTGTTAGCTCTAGTGCAGACTACAGAACATGGAACTCACCAGCCGCATCTTCTGGTATTGAGTTTGAAGCTGCCAACTGGACACTGGATAACTTTGGTGAGATACTACTGGCAAACAGAAGAGGTGGTGGTCTCTTTCAATGGTTCCCAACATCTGGCGGGAGTGTCAGAGCAAACGCTGTTACCAATGCACCTGTCAGTTCAAATACTTTTGTTGTCTCTCCCAATGACAGGCACGTTATTTGTTTTGGTTGTTCCAACGTAGCAGGTACAAAAGAACCTCTTCTGGTCAGGTGGTCAGATCAAAATGACTATAACAACTGGACCCCTGCTATTAGTTCTACCGCTGGAGAAAATACTCTGGCAGGTGGTACAAGGATTATGCAGGGTATCAGATCACGTAACCAGATAGCTATTCTTACAGATGAGGTTATGTACGGTATGCGCTTTACAGGTCCACCGTTTATCTTTTCTTTTACAGAACTAGGCACAGGTTGTGGAGGTGTAAGTCAGCACGGTGGCATAGACATGAACGGTATTCCTGTCTGGATGGGAAGAGATAACTTCTTTGTACTAGATGGTAACAGCGTCAGAAGACTAGACTGCACCGTAAGAAGATATATCTATGATGATATCAATACCTCTGAACTAGGTAAGATATTCTGTGGAATTAACTCTGAGTTTAAAGAGGTAACTTGGCTCTACCCCTCTGCTAATTCTACAGAGTGTAACAGGTATGTGTCTTGGTC